GCCGCAATATCTGTAACCTTTCTCACATCCTTAGATGATTGAGTCTTTGCAAAGAACAAATCCAAATCTTTATATTGTCGCACATTACGGTCTATATCATTTTGACCTTGTGCATCTGGAAATGCGGTTGGTGATGCCATTAAGCTAGACTCCTGTTACATTTATTTATAAAGAAAACTTATTTTTTTTAGAGTTCATACTATTATATCTGTATTTATACAGTTTAGTCAACTCCATAATTTGGATCATACGTAGAGTTGATATAATAATGGACTCTAAACAAAAGCTTTGGAAACCTTTCTACATTTGGGTGTTCAACATATGTTCTTAATTTTTGTTTTATTGTTATTTCGTTTCCTACTACAGTAAATGAATCAAAACGTGCTTTTCTTTTTTCTGATAGTGGGGCCTCAAATATCCTCCAACCTTTACCTTCTTCGTCATAACCTTTAATTCTTCGTATTTTTGTTGGGGTATCTGGTAATTTAATAACTACACCATCAGCAGAAGTAGAAACTTCTTCACTTAAAATCTTCGCAGCTATAAACACCGGCCTAGAAGAAAATCCAGCAGCACTAACATTCTTTCTTTTAAGTTCTGCACCCACACCTTCAATAGCATCTTCAGCAGTTGTTACTGCTTTAGTTATTGATCCTTGAGTAATATTTGTAGATTTTTCTGTAATCGTAAGTTGTGCAGTATCTACTGTAGGTAAAGTAGTTGAGGTAGTTAAAACTGAACTTGCTGCGGTAGTCTTCAAAGAAGTAAAAGTATCGTTGAAGGTAAATGTTGCAACAGTTTCTACAATAGGATCAGTAGATGGTATTTTAGATGCAACCGCTTTTTGAAATGCGGCAGACACACCATCAGCTGGTTTTTCAAAATTTGGAATATCAAAAGATAAACTCTTACCACCAGTAACAGCTGCAGCTGCATCAGAAACAAGAGTGTCTAAATTAAATCCAGATGCGGAAAGTTCTGTACCAAAACTTGTTGTAATACTTGCAAGCAAATTTGCTGCTTGAGTTGGATCGACAAGTCCAGACAAACTTTCTAATTGTGACTGTAAATTGATATTCGGTAAAGCAGCACCTTGAGGAACTAAACTTCTCAGTTCTCCACTAAGAGCTGATAATTCAGAACCAATTGCTGCGGCCGCAGCTGATGCATCAGATTGTATCTGTGCTTTCATAGTTTCCGCTGTAGAGTCAATCTTTTTTAATATATTATTAAATTTATCATTTGTCCCTGCTAAACCTGATGTCGTTAAATCCATTTTTTATTCCTACGGTACATCTGAAGCTATTGTAGCTACTACTGTTGTTCCAGAACTACGTGATCCACTAACAGCATCATTAGTCGCACTTGTAATAATAACACTGTTATCAGTCTGACCTTTAACTTTAGTTAAGAATGTATCACCATGTATTCTTTCTTTTAATGCAGAATTATATTCAAATGTTGCATCACCAGTAACAAGTTCTTTTTTAATACCAGAAGTTGTTATAAGCATATCTGATTCTGTTTTGATTGATAAATTATTAGCAGCTCTTATATCTAATTGAGAACCAGACTTAAATGACATTATACCAGAGTTATTAGCTAACGTCATATTATCTGATGCACTAACTATCAAATCATTGTTAGTTATCAATTTCATATCATCCTCAGAAAAAACAGTAGCTTTCTTTCCAATCACTGTTGTCATTGATCCAACTATGTTTATATCAACATCACCTTCACCTGATGCAGCTCCACCTTCTAAAGGCCCAATGTTACCTCTTATGTAACCACTAATATTATATGCGTGATTACCTTTTATTTCTTCCTCAACATTACCACCACTCTTATAACCAACCTTGGTACGTATATTACCACCTATCTTTTGCGTATAGTCACCCTCTACCTCTAAATGATAATCTCCTTTAATATATTCTCTTACCGTTCCTGCTATTGTTAGATTAACACTTCCTGATATAGATACATAAGAATCACCAGCAATAATTTCATAGTTGTCTCCTATAACCTTAACAACCTTTGAACCGTCTGTATGTAACTCTTCAAATGTGCCAGACTTATGTTGAGTGAATAATCTTTCTGCGCCAGGGCTATCATCTATCTCACGTATATGTCCTGATTCACTTTCATGAACATGGTTATATGGATACTGTGAAGATTTATATGGTTTTGCTGTTTTAGAAAGACCTTTAGGATGTGGCTCTTCCCAAAATCCTCTTGTCTCTGATTCTGCAACAGTAGATACAGCGGATAAGTTTGGTTTGGTTGCAGTAGGAACGCCAGTACCACGAGTACCAATTAAATTAGATGGATCACCGCTAAGTCTCATTGCCCTACGATCAATTAATGCATTATGATTTTCAGAATTTTCACCTTGAGCAAGTCTACTAGTATCTGGTTCACCCACTTCATGGCCTGATGCCATAGTATAGTCTTCACCATCTACAGGATAAGGCCCATAAACAGGATTACCTTTATACTGTGTCTGTATAGCGTTTATTCCTCTGGGATCATTAAATCCTGATCTGGGATCAGCAGCAGACTCTGGATTGCCTGGCAAAGAACCTATGATGATAGGTTGTTGTTTATCTGCAGCATCTCTGAAGAATCCTATAACATAAGAACCCTCAACAAGAAAAGATGGAGTACTTCCCATACCATGCATGGATGGGTCTGTAACAGGATGCATGACATGAGCCCACGGTAAATCGGTTGTAGGTAGTGCAGAAATATCTTCTGTATGAAAACCAATGCAACGGACTCTTACTCTTCCTAATGCATCAGGATCATTACGATCTTCTACTACACCCACAAACCAAACGAAACCGTCTAGCCCCATAAAATTACTTTGTTCTGCCATTCCAATCCTCACATATATCTATATGATTATTTATAAGGATTAATGTAGGTCTGGATCGCGTCCTAGTCTATTCTTCTCAGGATCATCACATTTCTCAATATGATATACATCAATATGAGCTGGATTTGAAACACGTAGATGCTCCACTATAGTGAAAGCTTCATCGTATTCCAAACCATCAGCTATTACTGATTTACTAACTACTCTATATTTTGTTGTCATGATAAATTATATTTAGACAATATAATATTAGAACAACTCATTTTCAGTTACATATTCAACACCAAGAGGAGTTTTTATCTCAAAAAAGATAGAATCTTTGTGTTTATCACGTACAGGAACGTACTTCTTAGTCTTTTTAGACCAATATATAACAGAACCATCTTCTAGCTTAACGTCATCATAGGAGTCAGAAATAACTTCTGTTATCTCTCCTGTGTACTTATCATCAAGATCATTCATGTATGATACAGTCGTACCGATTGCTAGTTTCATAATATTTATTTCCTTATCAAGTTTCATCATTCATCGTATTATTAATATAACACAAAAAATATAGTTTGTCAACAACTAATTTAGCTTATTATCTTCCGTCTACTCAATCTCTCTTACCAAAGATTCTATCCCAACTATCTTTGTAGTCTTTCCCATTTGGTTTATGAGCAATACCAGTTCTCTTTGATGCTTGATTGCTTTCGTATTCTAGTTTCTTACCTCGCCTTAAAGCTGTACGAACTTCGTCCACAAATTTACCAGCTTTTCTATTTCCTTCTGGTGTGTTGGTATCAATATCTTTTGGCATTGTTAGGGTACTATAACCATCTTTAAAGAAACCTTCAGAAGATATTTTACTACCCTGCTTCTGTTGCCATGCTTGATCCACTCTTTCGATAGTAGAACCATCTTCAGTTGTTTTCACAACAGTTCCGTCACCAAACTTACCTTCGCCTTTTTCTACTTTCTTAATAATTTTTTCTTTTTGAGTTTTATTATCTTCCATAATTAAGCTTCCTTTTTCTCCTGTAATGCTTTCCACTCGTCAAATTCTTTCCTTTTTTCTTCATGTTCTTTCTTTTTTTCTTCATACTCTTTCTTTAGAATATCAGCTCTTATTTTTTCTTTTGCTGCAGCTGCTTTAAACTCTGGTGATGTTGCATCATTTAATGGGTATGGACGAATTCCTGCAAGTTCTTTCCAATCAAAGTGTACTGCTATGGTTTCATCTTGAATACCAACTACCCATTCTTCTAACTTATAATTTGTTTTATGATCTAAGTTATAGTGTTTTAACTGCTCAATTAGAAAGTCCTGCTTCCAAGCTTTTGTTTGTAGTTCACTTTGCTCTTCTGCTCGTGCCAATTCTTCTTCTGGTGGTATCTCTTCAATACCAAGCATTGCATTTATTTCTTCATCTGTAAGGCCAAGTTTCTTTAACTTTGCAATACCACTCTTTTTACTATTTTCCATAACTACTCCTGTTTCTCTTCAATAGTTTCGACTACTTCATTCTCTATAGTAATCTCTTCAATTTCTTTTGAGCCATACTTAAACTCTGTATCACACGCCAAGTCCAACTTGTGCATAATATCTTCTGTGAAGTATTTATGCGGATTGTTAAGTATCTCTTTACCAAACTGCTTTGTTCCATCAGGCATTTCAAAACGAGTGGATACTTTCTTGAAGATTTCATACTTCTCAGCTAGTTCCAACAGTCCATAGTAACGATCAAGACCCTTATCATAAGTCAGACGCACATCAACCATCTTATTCTCTTTGGTTAAACGAGACTTATGATTTTTACAGTGAATGATATTACCGATAACCTCAGTGCCATCCTTCTCTTTCTTCTTACTCAGATAGACAATCGAACTCGCCGCGTATTTTAGACCACTACCACCACCCATTTCCTTGGTGGAGAATAGTCCCATACTCTCGTAAGTATGGTTCGTTACTACCATTGGAACATTCGCTCGGCCAAGCTTTAGAGTCAGAACGCGAAACGCTGCTTTTAGAACCTGAGCCCTTGTCATGTCGCGTGTCTCTTTACCATCAGAAGTATCCTCTACTTCCTTGGTAGTACTCAGCATACCCAACGAGTCCAGACAGAGAAACAGAGGCTTTCGCTCCGATTCGTTCTGTGCGAGATACTGATCAAGTACCTTCAGAGCTTGTGTGCGAAACTCCTGTACAGTTGTCACAGGAAAGATCACCATACGCTTCGTGTCAATACCACGTTCAACCACCATCTGCTTAGTAATCGCACTTTCACTCTCAAAGTATATGACACCAGCATTTGGGTCACTATCAAGAAAGTTCTTTACAATTCCCATAAGAAAGTATGTCTTACCTGTTGCACTTTCACCTGCGAGGGCTGTAATCTTATTTGCAGGCAATCCACCATTCACGGAACCACTCAACAACCCATTCAGTATATAAGAGCCTGTGTCAATAAAAGTATTAACATCACCAGCCTCCACACCATCATCCACAATAGATGCGTATTCATTACCAACAGTCTTGATAATGTCTCTTAAAAAATCACTCATATTTAATGTATCTCCAATTTTATACAGTATAACAGAAGTACCCAGTTAAGTCAAGGTACTTTACTCAGTTTTAGGGGGTGGCCCTTCTAGGACAGATATTCTATTGATTAACTCATCCCGATATGTGAGAGTAATAGTAGGAACAGTAAGCTCTTTCTGCAATATAGTAATAGTAACCATGTCTGCTGTGGACTGATGCTCATTCATATCGGGTTCTCCTTGAGGGTTGGGATAATAGGTGAGGATATAAAATTATATCCACTAGTTACTTATAGGGTAGTGCAATCGAGACTTGCTCAGTTTTAGGGGGGGGTCTTTCGTGATAACTCAGAGGTAAAGATAACGTAGAAAATATCATAAGGGAACCTAACATCCTGTATAGATTACAAAAGGTTGCCCAGTTC